TACACCTACCTGTGGATAAACCTGTGGATAAACCATCAAACTAGCTGCCTCTTAGCAGCTTTGCTGTGCCATAAAACCCTCACACAGGGCCGGAGGGCCATACACCTGCGGTCCTGACCTGGGGCTTTGGGGGTGTCCCCGGGTGGGGCCAATGGTGGGTGGTCCCTATTGTTTTTGTTTTGGTGTGTGTTGTTTCCTGTGGATAGTGCTTCAGGTTTGTTGGTGGTGTGGGTCTCTTTCGGGGGTGGTTTTTGACGGGGGGTGGTGGTGTGTGGTTGTTGTTGAAACTATGCGTATTTCTTTTTCGAAGGCTTCGACTGTGTGGCGGTGTGGGGCTTTGTTTCAGCGTCGGTATGTTGATCGTGTTCCTGGGCGGGGGGCGGCTTGGTTGCCGCAGGGGATTGCTGTGCATGAGTGGTTGGAGGTGTGGGAGAAGCAGGGGCGTGTGATGGGTTTGGGGGAGTCTTTGGGGTTTGCTCGGGATGTGTATTGGCGTGAGATTGAGCGTGTTGAGGCTGAGTGTGGTGCTGTGGGGTCTTGGTTTGGTTCTGGGCCGTATTCGCCGCAGGAGGATGTTGTGCGGCGTGAGGGTCAGGTGTTGGAGCAGGTGGGGTGTTTGTTTGAGCGGATGCCTGTTGAGGATGTGTTGGTTACCCCGGATGGGGGTGTGGGTGTTGAACTTCCGTTTAGGTTTTTGTTGCCGTCGGGGGTGGAGGTTGTGGGGTTTGCTGACCGTGTAATCAACCACCCCAAATGGGGGGTGGTTGTGCAGGATTTGAAGACTGGGCGTACACCGGCGGACCCGTGGCAGTTGGGGGTGTACGCGTTGGGGTTGCGTGAGCAGTTTGGCGTGGAGTGCACTAGGGGTGCTATCATCAAGGCGAGCACTGGTAAGATGACTAGGACAGTCCAGGTCGCCGATCTTGATGTTGTTGCTGGTTGGTTGCAGTCTTGTGTTGATTTAATTGAGTTGGGTGATTGCACGCCTTGTGGTGATGAGCGTTGTGAGGCGTGTGGCCCTAAGGATTGGGAGGCTTTGAGGTGAGTCGTTTTATTGTGACGGCTAAGTATTTTACGGTGGAGTCTGTGCAGGTCGATGCGGATTCTGCGGTGGATGCTGAGCGGTTGGGTTTGGTTGAGTTGGATCCGTATTTGTCGGGGATTCCAGGCACGCTTACTGTTGAGACGGTGGAGCTGTGATGTGTCTATTGCGCCGGCGGGTGTCAGCGTTTTATGAGATGCATCCTCGGTTGTTCTGGGCTGTGGTGTATGGCGTGTTCCTGCTGGCGTGGGCTAGTGTGGTTGTGTTAGTTTGTTGCTTCTCGTTGTTGATGGAGGGTGGTTTCTGATGTTACGTGGCGTGTGGGAACGGGTTCGTTCGTTTGTTGTTCGGCGTGAGTGGTTGTTGAACACTGTGAGTGTGGTGGTGGGTACGTTCTTCTGGTGCTGGTATGTGTGTGACCTGTGTGTCACTGGTGTCGCGGTTGAGGTGCACCGTGTGGTTACTAAGCCGTTGCGATGGTTTGAGGGATTAGTTTTCGGGAGTGTGATGTGCGATGACTGATGTTATTGAGATGGTTACCGGTGAGGGTTGTGGGCGTTGCGTTTTTGCTAAGCGGATGCTGCGCAGGAAGGGCTTCACAGTGGTGGAGATTGACAAGTCTGAGTTACCTGAGTGGGCTGTAGGTCACACGGCTTTGCCAGTGTGCCGGTATCCGGATGGTTCTGTGAGGTCGGGTGGGGCGTGTTTGAGCTCCTGACAGCGCAGGAACCACCGGAAATGGTGGGGGAGCCTATCAGCATTCCCCGTGGCGGTGTGTCTATGCTTGCTGCCGCGCCGGGTGTGGGTAAGTCATGGTTGGGTATGCAGTGGGCTTTGTCTGTACCTGACACCTTGTATCTGGCTTGGGATATGTCGCCGGCCACGTTTAGTTACCGGTTGGGTAAGCTTGGTGGCGAGCTGGTTTGCCCGTGGGTTTCGTGGGATGGTTTGGATGAGGCTTTGGAGATGTGGCAGCACGTGTTCGGGACCATGCCTCAGGGCATGGTTGTAGATAATCTGGCTAATCTTGCTGAGTCTGGTGAGTGGGAGTCGGAGGAGGCTAGTGTGCGCACGCTGGCGCGGCTTGCCAGGAAGCACAACATTGCGGTGTTGGCTTTACACCATGTGACATCTAAATATGTGGAGGGTGATGAGCCTGTGCCGTTGTCGGGTGTTCGTGGCCAGCTTGGGCGTTTCCCTGAGGTGATGTTTACCGCGGATGGGCGTGATGGTGAAGAGGTGCACATTCAGAGTGTGAAGGATAGACATAGGAAGTGTGGTGAGAAATGGGTGCAGAGGGTTCCGAGGCGTTGATGTGTAAGGATTGTGGTGTTGTGCGGAAGACGGTGCGCAGGCCAGGCCCACGCTGTGTGGCGTGTATGCGGAAGTTCCGCATGGAGCGTAAGGAGAGGGCTTGGGCACAGCGCATCCTCCGCACATATGGGATCACCCCCAAGCAGTACTGGGACTTGTACGAGAAGCAGGGCGGCGTGTGCGCGGTGTGCCAGCGCGCTACTGGTAAGACTAAGAGACTTGCGGTTGACCATGACCACCAAACCGGGCTGGTGCGTGGGTTGCTGTGTGGGCCCTGTAACAAGGATGTGATTGGTAGGGTGTATGATGAGGAGACCGCACTGCGTGTGGTAGAGTATTTCCGTAATCCGCCAGCAAAGAAGTTACTAGGAATGGTTGTGTATGTCCCTGAGTGATGTGTACCAGGTGTACGTGGAGAAAGGTGGGCGTAGCCCACAGCCAGCCCAGGCGGGCAAGGTGCTTTGTTATGCGCACCCGGACAGTAATCCTTCAATGCAACTCGATGAGAAGGGGCTTCATTGTTTCGCGTGCGGAGAGCATGTGAGTGTTCAGTCGCGTCTTGTGAAGACTTCGGCACCCCCTCAGTCTAGTGCCGGTGGTAGCTTGTGGAGTGTGCAGGAACCACCAACCATTGACAAGCCCTGTGACTACCTGATCGAGTGGGGGATATCCGCTCGTGTTGCTGCTGTGTCCCGGTGGTGGGAGGATCAATCTGGTGTTGTGCACATACCGTACCTTCGTGTGTCCCCCAGTGGGCGGCTAGTGCAGATTTTCGAGCGTACCCGTCATGAGGGCAGCAAAGCTAAATACCGTAGTCCTAAGGGCGTGCCTGGGAGTATTTATATGCCTAGGGGGCATGTTCCACTAAACACTCCACTGGTGGTGTGCGAGGGTGAGAAGGATGCACTGGCTTTGGAGACCGTGGGTGTCGCAGCTCTGGGGGTGCCTGGGGCACAGTGGCTGCGGTCTAGTCCTGTGTGGCAGAAACTGCTGCAGAGGATACCGGTTAGGTTGTTTGTCGGTGATGGTGACGCTGCTGGAATGGAAATGGTCAATGAATGGGGAGGTGTTACCACCCCAGAGGGGATGGATATCGCAGACTTGTTGCGGGAAGGAAGTTTAGAGGCATGGCTAAAAACAGTGGTGTGACCACAGACATGGTCGTCAGGTTGGCTGATGGAGTGTATGATTACACGGTGGACTATTTGAGTAAAGTGTGTAAGGTGGATGTCTTGGAGTCTGTGCACTTTGCAGAGCAAGTACAGAGCGCGGTGGAGGGTCTACTTGACAATGTTAGGTGAAACTATTATCGCGTTAGGTGATCTGCACTTCCCACTGACGGACATGGTGGCGTTCCGTGCAGTGCTGGACTACATTGAGAAGTTGCAACCTGCGAAGGTGATCTTGATGGGGGATGTGCTTGACCTACCCCAGCCATCGCGGTGGTCCGCCGGTACCCGTGAGGAATTTGCTGGCGGTGTTGTTAGAGATGCTGTGCTGGCGCGTAAGCGGCTTATAGAGCCGCTACGCAAGGTGTACAACGGCCCGATTGAGGCGTTGGAGGGTAACCATGACCTACGTGCCCAGAAGTACCTAGTTGATCGTGTGCCTGCCCTGCCCGAGACTGGTGAGGCGTGGTCGTACAAGAACCTACTACAAATGGATACTTACGATATCCGACTGAAACCGCCGTGGGAAGTGGAGCAAGGTCTCACGTTTATTCATGGGCATGAGGGCGGTGTGCGCCTGAATCAGGTTGCTGGCATGACGGCGTTGAATGCGGCTAAGAAAACGCACACATCATTAATAATGGGTCACACCCATCGTTTGGCTGCTATACCAACCACGGTGGGCCATGGTCCTTTAGCACGGACTGTGTGGGGTGTGGAAACAGGCCACCTTATTGACGTGCGCAAGGTGGGTTACATGGGTGATCGCGTGGCGAACTGGCAACAGGGATTCGTGAAAATAGTGGACGGTCTACCTGTACCTATCTACCTGTAGGAGTTATAATGTTGGCGCAGGATATGGCACAGGTGTTGCAGCATCTTAACACCCCCGCTAGGGGGGTGTGGTGTATGGACACAGAGACAACCGGGCTGGACCCGCACAAGGATCAACTACGCACTATACAGGTCGGCGACCAACGGCAGGGTTACGTGATACCTGCACAAATAGCCCTTGCTAATCCGGATTGGGTGTACCAACACGAGTGGTGGTTCTTCAATGCACCATTTGATCTGGCGTTTCTTGCACGTGCTGGTGTTGACACTAAGCGGTTACACTGGCGCGACGCGCGAATACTAGCGCATTTAGCGGACAGTCGAGGCCCCAAAGACGGCGGGCCGGGACATTCCTTCGCGGCCACTCTTGAAACGTTGGGATTGTCGGGCAAATTCAGCGAGGATAAGCAACTCGTGAAGGAAGCCGCGAAAGCGTCAGGTGTACCAGTTGGTGAGTTCTTTGCCAAAGTGCCCATTGACAATGAGCTGTTCGTCAGGTACGCCACCAACGATGTGGTGGCACTCGCCCACATGGTTCCCATGCTGAAACAGCGTGTGGAAGAGCTTGGCATGAGCCACTTGGTGGATTGGGAGCATGAGATTATGGAAGCCTGTACTTACATGTCCCGTGTGGGGTTGCTGGTAGATGATGCTGCAGTCAGCAAGAAGCGTGAAGAACAGCGCAAGATTTACCAGGATGCGGTGCAAGAAGCCCAGCAATGGGGTGTTTCATCACTGGGATCACCATTGGTGCCGGAGATAATAGCAGCGGACGGCGTTAAGCTACCCAAAACCCCCACAGGTAAGCCCTCAGTCAAAGGCCTAGAGGAAGGTATTCACCCGCTGGGTGACATCGTGTTGAGAGGCAAGCACGCACAAAAACTTGACAGCACCTACCTATCCAAACTGTGTGGTGTGGTGCGCCCCCGGATAACAACATTGGCGGCAGTGACTGCGCGCATGTCCGTGAGTGAGCCCCCCTTACAGCAACTACCCAGTGGTGACTCCTACATTCGGGACTGCATCATAGCCAGGCCAGGGCACTCACTGGTGTCAATTGACTACAGTTCACAGGAACTACGTATGCTGGCTGTGTACTGTGGTGCGGGTGCGCTACAACGGCAACTAAGTAGTGGTGCTGACCTGCACCAGATCACAGCGGATAGTGCGGGGGTGTCTCGCAGTGTAGGTAAAATGGCAAACTTTCTTGCCGTGTACGGTGGGGGGCCCGCGGCGCTGGCAAGCCAGGCAGGCATCAGCTACCCTAAGGCAAAACGAGTAATCGACGCCCTGGGGAAGCAGTGGCCAGAGTACAAGCTCTTTAGTGAGGCGGCACAAGCAGCAGCTAAGCGGCGTGGTCATGTGGTCACGAAAACAGGCCGCAGGATACCACTACAGACACAGCACTACCGTGCTGTGAACTATCTGGTACAATCAGCTGCGCGTGACGTGACTGCCGCGGCCATCGTACGTGTGTGGCGCAGCAAATGGGGTCAATACATGCGGCTACCGATACACGATGAGGTGCTATATGAGGTTCCCACCAACCTAGTTGAGCAGTTCAAGCAGGAAGTCCCTCAGATGATGGAAACCACCATCGAGGGAGTGCATTTCCCTGTTGACGTGGACATACATGGAGACAGATGGGGTAATTCTTACCACTAGTTGACATGCATGGAAGGAGCCTGTAACATGATAAGCACACAGACACACTGTTTAGGAGGAGTGTGATGGCAGTATTTAAGGTGCCCCTACGTACGACCGTGTGCACAAGTATTCTTGTGCGTGCTGAGTCCATTGTGGACGCCTCTGATAAAGTCTTTGAGCAACCATTCCCATCCGTGGAGGATGGGCAATATGATGAGGTGGGTACGTGGGAAGTTGATCATGAAAACATAGAAGAGGTGGATTAAGTGGACGCGTTGGAACAAGTTCTGGACGAACGACACAAAGCCTATGGGCGGGCGGATGAGTCATTTGGGCGTATCGCAGTACTATGGAGTGATGTACTTGGATACACCGTGACCCCCCAACAGGTTGCATCATGCATGATCATGCTGAAGGTGGCGCGGCTTCTGGCGCCCACTAGTGATGGTTCGCACGATGAGGACAGCATCTTAGACATCAAAGGCTATGCGAAACTACGACTTGAGGAGCTGGGATAGTGCAACAAGGATGGTTGAGGGACATCCACACTGTTCTGATGGCGGCAATAACTAAAGCGTTGCTGACGAAGGATGCTGTGATGTGGTTCCAGGGGGATCATGTGATGGTGGACACCGGTGAGCAGGTGTGCCGGTATGATGTCCCGCTGGGGGTCCACACTAACAAGCGTAAGCTCACCTTCCGTGGGGGGCCTCTAATCAGATTCACCAACAAGGGGGTAGAGGTACTGGGCTCACTGTTGCGGTACCGCACCCCGTGGAGGCACTGCTACGAAGCAGTGGACTACACTCCAACTCTTGTGGACACACCCTACGGTGTTGCACCCAGGGTGCAACTGTTCGCTGAAACCATGGCCAAGCTGGGTGGTGGCCACGCTAGGATACACAACTTGGTGGATAAGAACCAATACGAACCTAGAAGCCTTATGGAGGCGGCGAACCTAGACCGTGTTGTAGGCGAGTTGAACGAGAAAATACTGTTGGCGCATGATGATATCTGCCTGGAACGTATGCGCCTGGAAGCACTGCCCAAGTACCAAGAATCAACCAAGTAAGGAGAAAAATAACATGACACGTATCACTTTTGCTGAACTAGAGGAAAAAGCCCGCAAGGCATTCCCAGGCCTGGAACTCGAAACCAGCTCAGGTCAAGTAATCGAACTGAAAAACATCCTGGACCTTGACGATGACCAACGGCTAGCTGTCATCCGGGCAATCTCTGAGGAGAAATCCTCCACAGCTGTCCTGGAACTGCTGGCGCCCGGTATCACGGAACTGCGCCTGTCCAACAGCCAGGCTGCTGCCCTGCTGCAAGAATGGGCTGCGGTGACTGAGTTGGGAAAACTGCTGGGTGGGGCCACCTCGCAGCAGTCGCAGGACAATCAAGTCTAGACGCGGACTTTCTCCAACACTACGGGGTATGGCCTGAGGAGGCCATACAGATGCGGGGGTATGATGGGGCGGTTGAGCTAGCGCTTCGACTGCCCCCAGGCTCCCACACGGCAACCGCGCTAGGGGCGGGGGCCACCATAGACGAACTACAGGCGGACTATCTTCAACTGCTACTACAAGCAGTGTCAGCGCTGGGCGGAGGTAAGTTCAAACCAACACTGCTCACTGCGGAGCCAGAGGAGTCCCCCTTAGTGCAAGCGCTAGACAAGCCAGCGCAGGCAGGAATTGAGGATTTTTAATGGCGAAACGATGTTGGCCCTTCGGCGAAGGTCGACAGGTGTACAGCGGATTTGGTTACCGTAGTGGTGAGTACGCTGGGATGCACTATGGTGTGGATTTCGGTCGTGAGGGCGGTTCAGGCGGAAACCCGGTGTACGCCGCACAGGCGGGCACCGTGGTGCAGACAGGTGCGGCGAGCGGGTTCGGTGGACCAGCCCCCGCTGGGTGGATACGTGTGGATCACTCGGATGAGGAAGGCGGCGGCCACACTGTTTATGGGCACATAGTGGGTGAAGTCAACGTGGGTGACCATGTGGAAGCGGGTCAACGTATCGGGCATGTTAACCCGGACAGTTACACCAATGGGGGTGTTGCCCCGCACCTTCACTTTGAGGTTATGCCGTACGGCTACTCGCCAGGTCAACAGATCGACCCCCTGCCATGGCTGGCAGGTGCTGAGGAGCCAGGTAGTAGCCCATCACCCGCACCGACTACCCCGGGTGTGGTGTTTGGGGTGGATGTGTCCAAATACCAGGACGGGTACAGTCTAGCCGCCGCAAAGGAGGCAGGGGCCGAGTTTGTTGTTATCGCCACAGGTGACGGTGACATCAGTGACCACGTGTACCAGTCACACTATGACGATGCCGCCGCAGCGGGCATGGTGATCAGCGCATACCACTTCCTAAGGGCGGAGCGTGAGGGATCCACCATCCAAGCACAGGTGGGCGCCTCCCTTCAGGCAATGGGGGACAAGAAAGCCCCCATGTGGTTGGACTGTGAAACCCCCGGCGGCATGCCGTTGCATGAGATTCAGCAGGCTAAACAACTGTTTGAGCAGAACGGTGTGAGGGTGCTGGGAGTGTACTGCACTGCCCACTGGTGGGAGAACATGCCAGGCGGTGAGCCAGACACGGCCCCCTTGGGCGCTGTGTGGGTGGCTAACTATGGTCAAGACAACGCGGCGCCGCTGCACAGCCTGTACGGTCAGGTGGACCACGGTGTGTGGGACTACCCAGTAGGTAACCAGAAACCGGTACTGTGGCAGTTCGGGCAGCGCGGCATTGTCGCAGGCAAACTAGTTGATGTGAACGCATACCGAGGCAGTGTTGATCAGCTTCGGGAATGGTGGAGTGGCGGGCAGCTACAGGAAGGAACAATGGAACTACATGGTGTGAGTGCTGCTGCGCTCAATGATGCGAAAATTGCGGCACAGGAGACACTCGAAGAGGTGAAGCGGAAGCGGCCTAGTCGTATCAACCCGGCACGCGAGTTCACCACAGGTGAGTTAGCATGGTTCACAGATGAGAAAGTGTGGATCAACCATGTGCTGCTGGTGGCTGTATGTCAGAAGCTGGGACTTGACCCGGTCGCTATCGTCACCGAGGCTATTAAAGCGGAGCGAGGTGAGGCTTGATGGTAGTTCAGGTAACCCCCGAACTTGAGCGTGAGTTTCGTCGCTACAATTGGCTAGTGAAGGTGCTGGAAAGCACCCCTTGGTACCGCAAGCACGCCAACCTAGTTGGTGCTGTGCTGGCCACACTAATGGCGGTACTATCATTGGACCCGCTGGTACATCACCTTCTGCCTCCGGTTGTGCAGGCGGCTATCCCAGGGCTGATTGGTCTCGTAGCGTGGCTGTCAGGTCGGTTGAATGATGGCCGAGCAGTGGCTGCGCGCGTGGAAAGCCAAATGGTGGAGCAAACCATCAAGCCAGTCCCGCAGGTGACTAACCAGGGTGTGACGTCGAAAGCGCCATCACGTGGCCACACCGTACTTTCGCACGATCTAGGTCTTTGATTAGAAGGGTGATGTGAATGACTAAAATTGTTGGTGCCGTTGGCATCAAAGTGAAACCAGACACTAAAGGTTTTCGCCAGCAAGTTGACCGAGAGATCGGTGCCATTCACACCACAGCGCACGTTGACTTCGATGAGGACAAGGCCCGCCAGTCCATAAACGGCCTAAAGCAGAAGCTGCGCGATCAGGGAATCACCCTGGCAACCGACGCGGATATTGCGCAGGCCAAGCGGAAACTGGAAAGCCTTGACCACAACTTGAAGTCGACTATAACGGCAGACGCAGACACGGGCGCAGCATCAGCTGCGCTTGACGCGGCGGCACGTGACCGAACAAGTAGGCTACGTGTTGATGTGGATAAGTCTGTGTTGGACGCCCTAGGTAACCGGGATGGTGGCCTAGGGCGTTTGCCTTTATACGGTGCGTTGGGTGTGAGTATTGCGGGTTTGGTGTCCCCAGTGACCGCCCTTGCTGGTGGGTTGATCGCGGCTACTCCTGCTCTGCTGGGGTTCTCCGGTGCTCTAGGAGCTGCCGGGTTGGGTATATCTGGCCTGGCTGACGAGTTCGAGGGGTTCCCCAACAAGATCAAGGACACCCAGGATTCGCTGGCTTCCATATTCCGTGCCGGTACCAAAGGGCTGAGTGACGATGTGGCGGGGCTGGTCAATGCCCAGTTGCCGGCGTTGGAGACGTGGGCTGAAACACTGTCCTACACCATGAAGCAATCAGTGGGGAACCTGCGTAGCGAACTCAACACGGAGCGTGTATCAGACATTCTCACTGGCGGTGCGCAAACGTGGGCGAACCTGGCGCCTGGCCTAGACAGGTATGTGAGTGGTATCCTGCGCGCAGGGCAGGCCACCACACCGGTGCTGCAAAACATGACCCGCGACTTCGAGAAGTCGGGTGCCGCTTGGGAAGAGGCCATCAACAAGCTATCTAACTCCGGGCAGTTGCAGACAGCCACCAGCGCCACCCTCAGCATTCTGGGAAGTCTAGGTACAGGAATTGGGCAGATAGCTGAGCAAGGCGTTGTGGAGATGGCTAAGCACGCGCCAGAACTACGTGACCTGGCGGACAGCCTGGGGCCAAACATTGTGAAGATTATGGATGGGCTGAGTGGCCTGGGCGGCGGTGCCGTGCAGGGAATCACTTCACTGGTTGAGGGCCTGGGGGACTTCGCCCAGTGGGCGAAACCAGGGTTCGACTGGCTCGGCGAGAACGTGTTGGGGAACATCCCCAACGTGGTGGACAAACTGCGTGATGTGGACGACATGGTGCAGCGCATGTCCCAGTGGCGGCCACTCCAAACACTTGGTGAGGGAGTGTCCAGCATCCTGCCGGATGCTGAAACCCTGGAGAAGTTCACCCCCGACATGATCAACAATGCGGAGCGCTTCTTCAACGGTGTGAAAAGCCTAGCCGGTATCAGCGTAGAGGGCTTGGGGCACGTACTGGACCAGTTGGGTAAGCTGGATACCATTGCCCCAGAGCATCTGAACAAGATAGCTGGCGGCTTGGGCGGCATTGGGGACGCCATCACGCGCATTGGTAACAACCCTGAGACAGCAGACAACATCGACAAGATAGCCGGCGGACTCGGTAAACTAGCACAGTTTACGTGGGACAATAGCCCAGTCACCCAGAATCTGGAGCGCAACTTTGAGGCACTAGGTAAAGCCGGGGACTGGCTCAACTCACCAGACTTTGCGCTCAAAGCAGACATTGGGACCATGGTTGCTTCGGAGCTGGGCGCACAGCTGACTGAGGCTGTGCCTGGGATCATGGAACAGCTGCAGACTGCTTTCTCGTTCGGTGGGTTGCCAGGCGTGGGAACGCACATAGCGGGTAGTATCCTGGCGGAACTGGCTGAGGGTTTCAACCCAGGCGTGGTTTTTCCTGTGCTGGCAGGTGCTTTTAACAGCCTGGACCTGTCCGGCCCAGCGTTCAACGCAGCTGGCACGTTCCTGGACACACTGGCAGGTATTCCGTGGGGCACTGCCACACAAGGAATCACAGCGGCTTTCAACGCCCTCCCTGGGGCGTTGGGGAGTATTGCGGCGAACGCGGCAGGGCAGGTCATCAGCCACCTGTATATGCTTCCTGGGCAAGCACAGCTAGTTGCCACGCAGATACCTGCGGCGTTTGTGATCAACCTTGCTGGGTCTGGTGCCGCCATGGTGGCTAGTTTCGCGGCAGGTATCCGGTCACAGATAGGTGCTGCTGTTGCTGCCGCCAACGCTGTGGTGAGCGCTGTGAAGCGACTGTTCCCGCACTCACCTGCTAAAGAAGGCCCCCTGTCGGGCCAGGGGTACACCGACCACTCAGGTGAGGCTCTGGTGAAGGACTTCGCCAAAGGCATTGAGTCTCAGGTGTCCACAGCGCGGAGTGCCGCCAGCGTGGTCACAGGCGCTGTGGCAGGTGCGTTCAACACCAGTATTGAGGGTGTTGCTGTTGAGAAAGCCCAGGCTGAGAACGCTAAGAAGCTGAATAGTGCCATTAAGCAGCATGATAAGGCGCTGGCCAACTGGGAGAAGCGCAAAGGCGAGGCGGCGGCCAAGGGTAAGAAGTTCAAGGAGAAGCCCCCGAAGCTGCAGATGCCGGACCTAGTGGAACCGGACACTCTGGCGGTTGACGCGTCGTTCAAGGCGCTTTACCTGGACCGTATCAGTGACAAGTTGAAGCAGGGCACCCAGAATGCTGTGGATGAGGGGTTGAAGAAACCTTGGGTTGAAGGTGTGCGACAAGCATTGGCGGAGGGCCGTAAAATATTTGGGAACAACCCAATATTTGATGCTGTGGACTATCGGTTAGGTGACGTGAACCTACCAGACGCTCTACAGAACGCCCTAGACAAATCCGGGGTGTACGAACTACCGGAAACCTACTTCAAACTACTCACCAACGAGCTGATGGAGGTCATGGGCATCAAGTCCAACAGTGCTGTAGGCCGCGCCATAAGCGCCCTACAGACCTACGACTACAACAGTAAAGGGGATGATCGACTGCACCGCGACCAGGAACGCAACGAGTCCAAAGCCCCACCACTACACTTCCATGTGAACAGCATGGATGAAGCGCTGGCATTAGCGGAGTTCAAGACGCGACAAATACAGTTCAAGGAACCTACATAAGTGCAGGCCACAGCCAGTTTTTGGCTGTGGCTTGACTTGTTTCAACATGTGTGAGTATAGTGTTGGTTGTCGGGTTGATTGAGCACAACCCGCAGACAGGAAGAGAGAAAAATGCCCGAGTATACTGTGCGATTAAGCAGGGCAATGCATGTTGTAGGCGACCAGGTTTGTGACACCTACACCGTGCATGACAGTGAAACCGGCACGAAAGTACACGAGTTCACAATCAACTGCACCCCCATCCTTGAGGACTACAACCACCAGCTGAGAGCAGCGCTGGAAGGGTACCCCGGCTACGGGTGGGAAGACACCACCGAGCAGAAAGACGAAGTCATATCATGATCACAGCCAGCCAGCTAAAACATCTGGTGAAGTATCCGGAAGACTACAACCTGAACGCTGTAGCTAACTATGCGAATGCCAAGGGCCAGACCATTCAGGAGGTGCTGGATGACCTCCCCCGACACTACCTGTAAGTGGATATTCTGCACCCCTGATGGCTGCTGGGAATTCACTAAACGCATCCCACGTGACCTCATCCAATGGCTCAACAAGAAGCTGGGATGCGTCACCACATACACGGTGGAGCTGGTATGGTTAGCTATGAGGGGGTCAGGTTTTCACCAACAAGTGCTGTTAGACACGGTAGGTAGTTTCTTCGCCACCATAGAAGAGGAGTATGATGAATAGCTACGACTTGGACACCATAGTAGTACCGGGGCCGGACAACCAGGACATCATCACAGTGCGGGTAGTGTATGAGGCGTGTGTGAAGCACTTCCTGGCCACCAAGAAGGCAGGAGAAGAACCTAGTGTACCCTGAGTGTGTGGTGCTGGTTAACCAGCACAGCGGCCTTCCAAGTGTGTTTCTTGATGAAGCAGCGGCACGCACGTGGCTTACACGCGCAGGTAACACATGGGTGTCCGACACGTTTGAGGAGTTCGCGGACAAGGCAGGCTACAACGCCTACTACTGCAACATGTATGACTAACCGTTAGCCCCTGGCATATGCTGGGGGCTACACCTATATCTAAGGAGATTCACCAAGTTGACAACACCAAACCAACAATGGGACACCAGCCTACCCGGCGACGGCGGTTTCGCCTACTACCAGAACATGACCCCAGACCAAGCACGCGCACTAGCACGCGGCGGTCTTGCGGGCAGGCTACGCAACCCCCTACAGGAAGCCCTCATGGGCATCCACAGCGGCATTATAGGGTTCCTGGGATACATCACCGGCACTCGTAACCGCCCCGACAAAGCGTTCGGTGTGCTAGAGGATGAGCAGCGTAACAAAATCTTGACCGAGTGGGATGGGCTGCGTAAAGACATCCTGCCGTTGTTTGAGCAGCGGGATGCCCTGTCACAGGACTTCCGCACAGCAGTGGGGGAGGCCCGAACCAGGCTGAACACCGCCATCAACAACATGGAGAACCTGGGGGCCACCAAACAGGCCGATCAGCTACGCCAACTATCCTCACAACTACGTGAACTCCAGGCCAGCGGCACCAAACCAGAACAGTTGTGGAAGCTACTGGTGTCGGAGATGGTGGCGACCAACCGTGAGCTGATCCTGGCGAACTACCAGATTGATTTGGAGCAGCAGAAAGCCCTAGAGGCACAGGCTAAGATCAATGAGATGCAGAAAACCATTGACCGTAACCAACAGGCGCAGCTGGACTATGCGCAGAAACTCACACGCGCAGTGGGCAACTCGGTGCCTATTGTGTGGGCGTTTGAGGGGCTGCGGAACTACACTGACCACCAGGTTGATGATGTTCTGTCATTCTCCCAGTGGGGAGACCACGAGATCAAGGTTAAACCCACAGGCAAATGGCGAGGCATCGTGACGTTCGTGGTGCGCAACAAACGAGGCATTGGTGATATCGTCACCAAGGGAGTAGAAGGCGACGGTGCGACACTGTCGTTTGTGTTCGATGGCAACCTTTTGGCCGACCGTGTACAGCGCGGATTCATCATGATCAACCGTCGATTTGACTTCGACGCAGCCTAACGTGCATACTGTGTCTTGTAAGCGCAAGCAACCACAATAAGGAGACTCTAATGCGCAACACCCCCGTGTTCCAGCAAGCCACCACTGACTACGCCAGCGAGTTGCAGCACCTCCTGCGGAAGGTGTGTGACAAACTCACCGACATGCACAGCGACCTTGGTGTTGTGCACACACAGGCCAGTGAGCTGAATGTGTTCACCATCCCACTGCACACCCACTATGTGATCCAAACAGCCATGCCGCTGGTGGACAGTATTGTTGTGAGTGAGTACACGGCAGGTGAAGCCACAGGCACAGTGTTCATCTTCAACGAGGATGACCTCTCAAAACTAGACGAGTTTGATGTGTAGCGTGACATGATGAAACCCCTAGGGACTATTCCCTAGGGGTCTTTTTCATGCCATTACCACACACCCAGTGTGTGTGCTGCCTGGCTAATCCGGTCAAGCCGATCAGCAATGTACGCGTCACCAGTACGACGCTTCAGGGGGCCTAGCTTGACTCGCCAACCCTTATCCTGCTTCCACTTAATCGACGTGACGTGTTGCACAATCAGCTTACCTACACCCACATCAATGGCAACCCGGTCACCAATCCAGAAATCGCCGTGCCCCGGTGGGCCAGGTACATACGGCCCCTCGGGGGGTAGTTCCACCTCAGCTGTGAGCTTACCGGCGGTCTCCGCACGCTTCATCCGGATCTTGGACAGCATGTTCAAACTGTTGGCTCTACCTGTGATCAATGGTGCCTCAAACGGGTAGTCCCAGCCCTGCCCGCGTATGCGCAGATGGTCTTTCTTCGACTGGAACGCAGCAATCGTGTCCTTATACAAGGGTTCAAGGATGGCCTCCGCTGTTGCTCCGGCCTGAGACTGGCCAAACATACTGCCGATGAACCCACCCAGGCCAATAATACCGGCCTTAATAGTCTCATTCACACCAATCATCGAGGTGCCACCACCCACAAACTGGGATGGTCCTGGGGGTGTCCATTCCAACCCAAGTTTCTTGCACCCTGAGTTCTCGTCCAACACCACCCACGGCATAGAAGGCACGGTACCCCAGTACCTGGCCCGCCGGTACTCATCGGGGACGGTTGGTTTGGCGATGGTCTCCGTGGACTGCTCGAACCCGTCAGACGCCACCTTAGTGACGGTACGCACTAGCCCACTCACCACACTGCCAATAAGGCTTGTGCCCTCTGCGGTCCAACCTGACTTGTCCACAACCTCCAACACAAGTGCGCCACGGCGCACCCCCTTCAGGTCATTGATCTGCGGGTCACCAGGCAGGTACCTGCGCCACTCGACGCACAAACCAGCATCCTCCATGATGGGGTTGATCACATCGTCAACGGTTTCGAACCTGGCGGACGTGATGGCCATAGGTGACTTATCGCCGATCATAGTCGGTGGTCTAAGCACTACCGGCCAACCAGACATATCCAAATCAAGCCACTGACTGATGTTGATGATACGATCCGGTAGCTTCCACAGACTGTTACCCCGACGCAGCAGGTTGCTGAAAATGATGGAGGACACCACCCACTTGGCAGGGCCAAACAGGATGTGCGCCTTGGGGAACTGTATCTGATCTGGGAGGAACGGGTTAGCCCACGCCAACAACTCCTTCAGCTTCACATAGTCACTTGTCACGGATAGCACAATGCCCTTGCGGCCTTGGCCCGCCTGTTGGTGACTCATCTGTGTGACACGCCCGCTCCAACGAGCCTCCCCAATGTCCGCGGTGAGGTAAAGGGTGGATTTTGGCCACGCCTGTGGGTTTTTCAGGGTGTCATAGTAAGGGCTATCTTCCGTCACTGTGACAGTTACTACTGATGCGTCATTCAGCTCCCACTCCCAGTCAGCCTCACACACCAAATTGCTCAAAAACTTCCAATCCCCATCCCACAACCGCACATGTGGCTGCACCTGCAACGGCGGCAACTGATCCATCCGCTCACGCGATATGGCATCAACAGTCTTACCCCACATAACCACTCCTAAAACGGATTCCTAAATGAATACGCGTAGCGGAACTGCACCCAAGCATTCCCACCAGTGTACGACACACTGAAATCCTTCGACTCACCAGGCATCACCGGCGCATACAACCGCACACCATTCATACGCGCCCAAACCAAATCATCACTACTTGACACCACCTGCCTAGCGGCAGGATCAAAATCCACCAACACCTGAGCATTCTGCGCAATATCACGCGGCATCTCATACGTTTTATCCCCCGCCCTAATCACCCAATTGTTGGAATTAGCCACCAAAACCTGCGGATGCAGCGGGTAATCCCCCTCATTGAGGATACTTACCTCAGACTTCGCAATCCGCACAGTGTCAGCCACCCACACCGGCTTAGGCAGCTTAAAAGCAAGCCTAGCCGCAACACGCTGCTTCTCCTTAGTAGGATCATACTTGCCTTTGAACGTAACCCCCTCAAAAATAGCGCCCGTCGACCGCTCCTCCTTATCCAACACTTTGATCACGCACCGCCCATCCCCAAGGAACCGGGCTAAACGTTTCCACGAACCAGCAGCAGTAGAAGACGCATCCGCCATAAACCACACATCAAGATAGACAGTTCGCGCCCTAAGCCCACTGCCCAAATACAACGACCCCACACCCGAACCGGACTCCTGCAACCACGTATCCCCCTCATAATCCAAAAGACCATCAACACCCCCCTCAATCAACCGAACCCACGGATCCGCCTCATCAGTCAACACAACCTCAGCCCCCCGCGCATTAGACAACTTTACTCGCAAAACAGCCTCCTATGAAGAAACCCCACCCCCACAACAGTGGAGATGGGGAAACAATTCACCTAAACCCAAACAGGCTTCTCAGTAGAACCACGCGGCGGGAACCACCCCTTCCACGGTTTACCATTCTTACCAACGCCCTCACGCAGAGTCCAATCAGCGCCCACACCTGCAGGGCGATCCGCAGCTGGAGCACCACCGCCTTGCGGAGCGGAAGACTCCCCCACAGCACCCGCAAGCGCTTTAGACCCCAGGTTAGTCAGCTCAATCAACCTTGACTCACCCAACTCCAACATGGACTGCTCAACCTCGGCAACAGTGTCCCCAGACACCACAATCCACGGGGCGTCATAACCCTTACCACCCTTAAGGGTGATAGAAATCTTACCGTCAGCCACACATCCTCCTTAGAAGTACCAGCGACCAGTTCCGCTGGGAGTGGTATTAATCGTAGCCTTCAACGGCACCTTGATGTACTTGTCAGTCTGCGGTTCGATACCACCATTACGGGACACCGACACCGAACGATAAGCCACACCAGCTGACTTCCCATTACCCTGCAGCACAACCATCAAAGCCTTACGCTTCGGTGCAGACGCAGAAGGAATATCAAAATAGCCAGTGCCGGCAGTGCCGCCACCATAGTAGTCGCCCAGTGCAGCGGGAGACAGTTCCTGTGCGGTGTACTCCCACGTGGACGTAGCGGCCTTAGTCTCGACCGTGTCCATGACCTCAATCTGCCAGGTGCCAATCGACTCAGTTTCCGGATCATCCCCACCAGCCTTCGGCAGGTCCTCACGAGACACCAGGTAAGCATGGCGCCAAACCTTATCAACCTTAGTGCCACCCTCAACCAACATATCACGAATGGCCCACAAAGTGATCTTGGAATCAACCTGCACAATCACATCATTCAGATCAATACCAGCATCAGAGATGGCCTTCTCAACCTTAGCCTGCGTGGCAGGCTGCGGAATCGTAATAGTCTTCCCATCAATCTTAAACGTGGGGGTAGCCAACGCCAGCGAATACTCATCCGCACCAAACGTCAACCAGTTAGTGACCTTATGAAACTCGGTGGCCTCCATAGGGCTAGTGCCCTCAGGAGCCTCCAACACGAAACCGGTCTTGGCGACAACAGCGCCCTTCTTATACAAACCCATACCTAATCCTCCTCAATAATGAAATCAGCTGTGAAGCTCACCAGGAAACCACCACGCACTGGGACCTCAATCCACCCAGGGTGACGTAAATCCCACGGCTTCACATGGAGCCGCAGCAGCTCCTTGAACCAACCCACACAAGCAGCCACCTCATCCCTACGATGAACTACCGCTGTGGCAGTAACAACAGCTGTAGACAACCCGTCTTCCGACTCCCGCCACGATGAGCACCACAGCTGTGGATCTTTCAGCGGTAAACTAGATAGTCGCCTTCTGGCTTTATCCACGCAAGATAGAAAGCTTTCCCTCAATGATCAATGCCTTTCCATCCGGGTCATCCAACATAACATACCCATCTGTTGAACCAAACTCGGTTTTAATGCTTGTCGCTGACTCACCCTTACGGGCGCGCTCAGCAGTGTTGTTAGCAGTGTGTGGGGCTAGCCTAGCGCGCTTCTCAGCTGCCTGTGTCTCAGTCTCAGCCCTAACAGCTCCACGGACCCCACCCAAGCGGGCCAGGTGGCGGTTCAGCTCCTTAGGTGACAACTTCCAATCCACACTCACAGCAACTCCACCGCAATTCTAGTGAACGGCAGCGACACACGAGAATACACCTGAGGGTAGCCCACCACACTAGCCCGAGCGCCATCCACCTCAATAACCACACCAGGCTTAAGCAACCACATAAGGCGGTCTTCCACAAACCCATCAGCAGTGAACCAGTAGCGGTCTCCTGCCCATGAGGAGGTTTCCACCCCCTGATCACGCCCATCCGACATAGGCCGAAGCCTACCAAACACAGACACACTGCCCTGATCGTCAGTAAACGTCAGTTTGGAAACCGATCCCGTAGGAGTAATCAATATTCACCCCCTGAGGTCTGCTGTAGGTTCGGCGAATCACACTAACATCACCACCAAGGCCGATAGCCTCCAGAAACTCCGCCTGATCCAACACTGGCCCGCCGCCAGCACCCTGCACACCAGCACGCTCAATCGAATAATCCCCCTCCCCCTCAGACTTAAGCCCAAGAGGGTTAAGAAGGAACCGAACCATCGTGCGAGCGACCACATCGCCAGCTTTACGGCGCTGACTAACCGTAGCACCCGGTGGCAGAAGCTCCTCAGCGTCCGCCACCAGGCTAGGAAGCCACGCCTCACACAGTCGTACTTGATCATCACTGGGGAGGCGCGGAAGCCTCCCCAGGACAGCATCCGAAGTGATCACTAGGTGGTGATCTTCACAAAGTTATCGGCATTCGGCACGGCCGCCACAAAGCTAGTCACAGCCTTAACAGCTACCAGGTCTTGCTGGTAGGTGGAAACCATCTGCGAGCCATCCATATTAGCGGAAATATCCACCGTGGCCTCATTGGAAATCTCAAACCTCACGTCACCACTGGTACCAAACTGGATGTGCTTGAACGGGCCGGCGAAACCACGAGTCTCACTAGAAGCCGGAAGAAGCTCATCCGCAATAATAGTGCGTCGGGACAGCAGGTTACCCATGGACTCACCAGGGTTGCTGTCACCCCACTGGTTAGTGAGGAAGATGGGGCGCTTCTGCGCATCCATAGCCATGTTCAACACAGGCTCCAGACGACCATCAAGAAGGAAACCATCCGGGCGCTGACCCTTAGATGCACCCTTGGTGATCACATCATTCAGCGCGCCATACACACCACCTGCGGCCTCGTTGAACGCCTTGATGCTGGTAGTAAGAGTGGTGGTGTTCAGAGACTTACCAAACACTGTGCCGTACAGGATAGCTGCATCGAACGCACGCGCAATCGCCTCACCAGCCTGCGGCATGATAGCTTCCATGAACTGAGAAGCAGGAAGCTCAGCAACCTCACGAGTAGTCAGAAAGATAGCCGCAACCTTCTCAGGAGCAAGCAGCTTACCCTCAAGCTGGTGATTCTGTACCTTGATGGAGTCACCCTCATTAACGAACGCGGCGCTTGCGGCTCGACCAGCGGACACCACATACGCACCACCCTTGGTGGTGACCACCTCAGTGCCCAGTCGCTGAATCAAGGAACCACGCTTCACATACGCAAACAGCGGGTCATTCTGGCCCGGCAGCACTGTGCTACGACTGGAGTTGTCCTTAGCGGTATACGCCACATTCTTGTTAATAGCTGCCATGATTATTCACCTTTCCAAGTATTCAGGGCTTCCACAAGTGAAAGAACCGAGTTCGGCATGTCCTGGACTGTCTCCTCAACAGTCGTAGTGGGCGGCACCGGGGGTGTCTCCACCTCAGGAGCTACCTGTGGGGTCTCAGCCTCAGTAGACTCCGCATGAGTCTCAGGGGCATCAAACCCAGCCAGCTTAGCATTGAAGCGATCAACCACTTCACTCATCATATCCACCTTATCCGCAAAGGTGGCAAACGCGTTAGCCAAATCCTCAGGCTGCACGCAAACTCCTTTCAATCAAACTAGCAACACTCGGCGCATCATCATGCATCTGCTTGTACTTCTTAGCCTCTTCATAGAGCTTCCTATACCGCTTCACCTGTGAAGCGTGCTCATACTTTGTCTCCGATGAAGCCAACAAGAACGCACAGTCACAACCCTTGTGCCAAGTATCAAAGGTACCGGCATTCTCCTCTAGGAAGATCGGCCCTCTACTTGCCATCATAACACACCAACCACAAGTGTACAACCCAACTGGTATCCGGTACCCACGGGGGCGCTTCCGTCCACTACGCAAAGCCTGCTGATCAAGCTCCCGCACATACACGCGCCCCTGTGTGCGCTCCTGATTCAGCACCACATCCCGCACAGCCAACGTAGCATCCTTCTCAAGCGCTCCAGCACTCATGACCACACGCTGCCTCTGCTTCTGTAAGTACCTCACAGGAACACGCTTAAGCATAACATCCGGTGGCTGCAAATGCAACTCCCGTAACGCCTGCTTGTCAAAACGCTCACGCTGCAGTGACTTCAAATCCCAATCCAGCTCACGCACCAACTGCAGAGCTTCGGGAGAACCCCCCCGAAGGAACTCAGCTATCTTCTCATACAGCAGCGTCAGAATCGCCTTCCGCCGTGTCTCGTAGCTCAAACCAGTCACCTCCCAACGCTGCTACCCACCGCTGTACTTCTTCCGGAGTCATACCCAGTTTCTCCTGCGCTTGCTCCACTGTGATCACACCAGCTTGCAGCTGTTTAATCACAGCATCCGTCAACGCCGCCTGCGTGGGAGTACCAGGATCACGCCACCTCACAGACAGCGTGCGTCGAACCTCATCACTAGACAACCCACGCAAATGTAGAAGCATCAACATGAGTCGTAGTAAGGCTGACTCCAGCACACTCTCCACACTCTCAACCAGTGCAATCAACCGCGCCTCTGAGGCGCGAATAGCCTCAGCAGAAGCTGGGTTTGTGGTGGAAGCCAGCAAGAACGTTGACGGCAACTTAGTGCTGCCAACAGCCATAAGCAGCAACGCCTTGATCCCTTCAGACTGATTCTGCAACGATGCAGCCTGCAAAGTTTCCGTGCCCGCCTGGGGATTCTTTAACCGAAGGAAGTCCCCCATCTCCAAATCCACGGACTCATGCGGAGTCACACCCTTCAGTACATGAACCGGGTTAGCCAGCGTCTCCCCCGCAGCCTGCAAATTACCCATCAGTCGAGCCACACCCTCATCAATAGCCTGAATGTCACGGGTAATGCCCGATGCGGATACCCCGCTAGTCTGCCCCCAGTCACAGCGAACAATAAGGGGGAACCGCGTGCTCATATGGTACACAGTCTGGCCGTTCAGCTCATCCTGAACCGCATCCTCCGTGTACACCCGCCAGTGACCCTTACCCAAGCGCACATACACCACCCCCTGATGCTCAACCGCATTCAACGGTGTATACACATCCACATGATACTGCGTGCCCCCGCCCAAATAGTCGGGTGCCGTATCAGCAGACAGTGCCAGCCACACCCGCCCATACGTGAACAAGTCACTCGCGGCCAAAGCTAGTTTCCGGCTCAACGCTTCCCACTGCACAAGTTCATTCAGTGCAGCCTCGGCCTGCTTATCACTAGCCGCAAACCCCAGAAGATGGACACGTTCCATGATCGCATCCACCATTGTTTTAGCAACACCCGCGTTAGCCTTAATCCCCCGCAGTCTGCGGGGCACCCCCTGCCCTACAGCAGCGGGACTATGTCGTCCTTCACGATACGCCCGCAATGTCTCATACTTCTGCTGGTTCTGCCGAAGCAGGTTCTCGGGGTCAATCATCCAAATACCATGCCTTCCTAACGCGGTACGCGGCCTCCAGTGAGAGAACCCACGTAACCCAACCGTCTATCTTCTTAGATGATTTAGGCGTCTCCTTGCGGCCAGTCAACCCGCCCCAAGCCAGCACCTTCCTCACCACATTCCCAGCATACCAGACAAGCAGTTTCTTGGACGCTGGTTCCACCATTGCCTTACGGGCCTGCACCAAATCCAACCACTGCTCCACAGCCTTAGAGAAGGCACGCCCTTGCCCACGCATATCGAACGTGAACACGCCCTCATTGGAAGCCTTAGCTGCAACACCTAGCCCATACTTAGCCTCAAGATCACGGATCAGTACACGCGCACCAAACACATCCATCATGGCGCACTGCACATCGTAGTCCACGAAAGCAGCCTCTAACTGCGCCCGCACAACATCCCAGTCAATACGGGGCTGCTCAGGTGTGGGCTCCCACCTCCACAGCACCTTAGTGCACAAACTATACACGTCAGTGACTGTGATAACAGTGTGGTCATTAGCCTCTGATCCGTCAAACCCAAGCCCAACAGAAGCACCAAGCTCCACAGTGCCCGCAGGCTGCGCCTCCAATGTCGCCGTCGACACCAGGCGGTTATCCTCACTGGTGAGTAGATTCAGGTGCTTACGCACCAAATCAGCCAGCGGCAGCATCCGCCGGTGAAACTGCTTCAACAGCCTGTCCGGGTTGAGCCACACAGCATCCCCCCTAGCCTTGATTAGAGCAGCCCTAAGCTGCTCATCAACCACCTCACGTGGCTGGTCAAAATCAGGTAGCTCAGGTGACAAGTTGTCCCACACAATACCATCAGGAAGAACTCCACTGGCCTCTGCCTTAACCCGATCATCCCAAGACGCTTCCGCAACTGACCCTTCACCAGGCCAATGCTGGTTACACAAAACCAGTGTCACCGCCTGATCAATCTTCGCCACGTTACCCTTAAGGACTGTGTACTGCTTCGTTCCTTGGTTTGCGTCATTCCACCACTGTGTTTCCGACGCGATGGCCAGTGTGGACCGCGCACCCTCCGCGGACTCTGGGTTTTTCGTAGCAGCCTCAATCACACCCCCGCGGGGTGTAGAACCCAAAGTCTTGTACAACTCTAGGTCCACTTCGGGGGTAGGTTCTGGGGGTAAGATAGCCCTGATTGCGGACATCGTGTTCTTAGTCTGTTCCTGCGCAACCGCAGCAACAGTCACCCAAGGATTATCCTGCCTGCGACCCACAACATCCCCTGTGTGGGGGTCAAACCGGTCAAACCTGACCGGACCACACAGCTCAGCAACAGCCACAAACGCCGCCAACGGATCCTTACCCCAACCCTTACACCTACGCAACTCCACCTCATCCCAACGGCGGTTACCATGCTCATCTACAGCATAAAACCACAATAGGAAGCGAGCCTGTTCAGGTGTTGGCAGCCACGGCTTTGACTTATCAGCAGGACTCCGCAGGTTCTCAAACCCCCACTGCAGCACACCCCACCCAAGGGTGTGCTCAGGGAGGATGTATCTTCCATCCGGCCCAACAGTCCAAGTGGGATCAATCATTCCTCAATGACATCCTTCCAAGCAGGGTTAAGGTTCCCATTCTTCATGTACCCAACACGCACCTGCGATGGGAGATACGTATTACCGCGGACTCGGTTACCTCCAAGCTGCTCCAACGGCACATTTGGCTCACGATGGAACCTCACCACATAATCACACTCCGCCCGGTCATCAGTCTGGAAGTAGGAGTTACCCTCCACTACAGTGCGCGCCGCATTGGTGACGGCAACAGCGGCCCAGTCAACACGGGGCTTGGCAGCAGGCTCCAGTCGCAACTTATTCTCAAGCCCAACGTTGTAAATCTTGTTACCACGCACAGTAGTACCAGGCTCAGACACGGCAACACCAAAGTTCAGAGCAGACCCAATGTAGTTACCCTCCACAAGCGACTCACCACCAACTGAAATACCATTGTCCCAGGACTGAGGTAGCACATTGCCTCGGATCACAGCGTAGTAACACTTCTTGGTGAGTCCGATTGGCTCAAAAGCAGTCACCGACTCCACCATAGTGATGTGATTAGCGTCGATCAGCGCCCTAATAGGGGCCTTCGAAGGGTCTTGCTTGTTGTGATTCAGCATCACGCCCATCCCTCCAGACACTCCACTAATGGTGTTGTCCCTGATCACTACATCCGGGGCGTAGTTCTGCACCAGCACACCACCGCCGGTAGCCGGGGCCTCCACACCCAGTGTAGGAATCAACCCAGCCCCATTCAACTTGTTGCCCTGCACACGGTTCCGCGCAGCCTCACCAGGCTTCGCCTGAGTACCCAACCCCTGCAATAAAATCAGGTTAGCAGGGGCGTTCCGCAAATCACACTCCTCAATCACCGAATCAGACACGTCCGACAACTGCAACAGATTCTTAGCAGGAGACAACGCAGTACCCTGCAAATCCGCAACCAGCCCCCGCAAGGTAACATGATGCACCCCCACACCGGCACGCGCACAGAACATGGCCGGACCATTCAGCTGCGCAGGCTCCGCCTTAAGCACAGCCCCCACAGCACTACCCACACGCTTTCCAGAAGCTTTATCCAACCACATAGTGGATGTGATCACTGACTCACCTACTAGGACAATCTCAGACACGTTGGGTGAATCCAATGCGGCCTGTAACTCCTTAGTCACATCAGCCCCTCGCACATACGCCACTGATTCCACCCCCGTGACGACGCCACCCGGCACTGGACTAGGTGACACCACAGGAGGCGGAGCAGGTAGCGCCTTCACAGCTTCGCGTGCAGCCTCCACGGCGGCGGCCTTAGCCGCCTCAGTAGCTTGACTCACAACACCACTCGCCACCTCAGTGGCCACAGTCCTTGCCTCAGCCACAGCAGCAGTCTTCACACCACCAACCGACTCATTGACAGCAGCCCGAGCAGCTTCCACCGCAGTCGTTCGCACATTCGCCGTGGTCGTCTCTACGACACTCCTAGCAGTCTCCGTTGCGGTCTGCCTGGCCGCTTCCTTAGCGGAGTCCACAACCCCGGAAACAACCGAGTTTGCCGCCTCGGTGGCTGCCGTCTTTGCTTCCCTGCGCACCTCAGCGACATCCACCTGACCACCAGCACCACCTTGCGCCACAAACAGGCTGGACAATGCCACATCCCCCTCTGGCACATCCACATCCACGTTAAACGCCTGGCCATTTCTAGCCACCACAGTCACGGTCCACAACCCCTGCGGAACTGACATGGTGGTTTCCTTGTCTGTCAACCGATAACGCAACGCCCAACCACCACGACTACTACGCCACGTGGTGTCCGCATAGTGCGCACCCCTGATCACATCACCAGCAGTTCCCTTAATAGTCGCCATTAGCTCCCCTATCCAGCTCAAACGCCTTCAACAAGTAATCCTTAATCTGCACAGTCTCCTGCGTCTCCTGCTCAGGTACCCTGAGCATCCCCACACGCCGTCTAGATGCCTCAGACACCATCAGGTCACCCCACATGGTGTTGACTTCCTTAAGCAGCTGGGCGCTCATACGCGTCGCATTCAGCAGCTGGTTAGTCGCCTCAGCAGCAACCTGAGCTAGCGCCCAGTCCGACGGCTCATAAATCTGCGCCTGCACCGACCTGCCCAAGGCCTCCCACAGATCAACAACCATGGGGTGCGGGTCAACCACACGCAGCGGTGGCTGAGGTACCGTCAACTTACTCACCCCCACGCTTACCCCCGGATCGGACATGGCTGAACGCTTCAATGTCCGTTCTGAAACAGGGCTAGGTAAGGGTCCACGAGCACCCAACTACCCTCACCTCCAACTCTCATTAAGTGGTTTTGTTTTTGCTTTTTGCTGTCTGGCTCGTAGCCCCGCAGTAGCCTCACCACGAGTCTTCCAAGCATGACACGCCTCACACAACAGCTGCAGGTTTGTCAAATCATGGTTGTCACCTGCAACAATGTGGTCCACCTCAGTGCCAACTGACGGGCATTGGACGCCACTGAGCATTGCTTGACACCGCCCGTTGTCTCGAGCGATCACGATCCTACGTCTCGCTGCCCAGTCTCTGGGCAGACGACTCCTGCGGTTTGATGTTTCCCATGCCATGCCGACGACGCTACCGCAAGCGGGCCGATGGCGCAACTCAGCGTCGCCAGGACCGTGTGAAGCCCGTATGGCCGCAACCCGCACCCACCGAGTGGGGCGGGCATGGCCCTAAAACGCTCTCATTGCCGTCTCTCGCGGCCCGAAACCCTTCCTGAGGGTAGTTGCTGCGGAGAGGGTAGTTCATCGCCTCAGAGAGGCTTACAGGCGTGATTTTAGCTATCTGGGATGTCTATGCAACCACTGATTTGCATAACTACCCCCGAAAGTGTGAGTGACTTGACAAGGGTTCCGCTAAGCGCAGGCCTCTGACCTGCATTAACCGGAACAGAAAACGCTGCTACCTGCACATTTGACGAACGAAACCCGTATGCTATAATGAGCTTAAGCGATCGGGGGTAATAAATATATATATATATTAATATATATAT